TCATTAGAAAATAGTGATTCTAGTTCTGTATTAAATTTGGGTGGATACACTGTGTCTGCTCAAATGAGAAAACATGCTGGTAGTTCATCATATACTTCATTTACCGCATCAGTTTTAAATCCTACAGCAGGAACAATTAGAGTCGGACTGGGAACTACTACAACTGCCTCTCTTAAACCAGGTCGTTATGTTTATGATGTTTTGATAACAGATAATTCTGGAGTAATAACTAGAGTTGTTGAAGGATCTGTTCTAGTTAGAGAAGGAGTAACTCGCTAATGGCAGACATTAGAGTTAGAGTTGGTCAACAAAATGCAGTTAAAGTTGTATCATCTTTAGCTGGAACTAAAGAAATTTCTTTAGGTGATTTGACAGATGTAAACTTACCACCCGCACTATTAAATGGGATGGTTCTTGTTTATAACTCCACCACCCAAAAATGGGATGCAACATTAGAATTAACCCCAGGAACATCACAGAATTTAGACATCAACGGAGGTAGCTTTTAATGGCAAGTATTATTAGGATTAAAAGATCCTCTGGTACTAGTATACCTGGAAGTCTACAATGGGGTGAGTTAGCGTATGTAACTGGTATTGGCAGTGCTACAGGAACTAGTCAAAATAGAGATAGAGTTTATATTGGTGACGATGGAACTAATGTAATATCTGTTGGTGGACGTTATTATACGTCTATGATGGATCATGTTCCAGGAACTGTTGCTGGAGTCACCAATACTAGAAATACTGATGGTGGAATTGTCGTTATTCTTGATAATACAAGAAAAGTAGATCAATGGAATGTTGATAATTTAAGACTTGACGGGAATACATTTTCTTCACAAAATACTGATGGAGATATTGTATTAGATCCTAATGGAACCGGTGAAATCAATATAGTTGATGATACCTATTTAAGTTTTGGTAATGATAAAGATGTAAAATTAAGATACGACGAATCTACTGATAATAGATTTGAGATTGAAGGGGCAGACTGGGCATTTGCTAATGGCGTTGCCATTAATATTGGAGATGTAACCGATTCAACTAATAAAGATAATGGTGCTCTTGTAGTTGAAGGTGGTGTTGGTATTGAGAAAAATCTCAATGTTGGAGGTAATGCTACTGTTGCTGGTGTTACAACTTTTACTGGAAGTGTAACTATTGGCGATGTAAAGATTGATCAAAATATAATTTCTACAGTTCCAGGATCAAATGGAATTCTGTATATTGATCCTTATCCAGATGGATTAAGTAACGAAGGAACTGTCATCATTAAAGGTGACTTACAAGTTGATGGTACAACCACATCCGTAAATTCAACTGTTGTATCAATCAATGATCCAATTATCGTTCTTGGTGATGTAACCAGTAAGAGAACGGTTATGGCACCAGTTGCTTCTGGTGTCTCAACAATTACACTTGATTCTGTAATTGGTATTAATACTGGCGATACTATTCAAGGTAGTGCTTCATTACCAAATAGTGGACTGACCACTATTACTGGATACAACACCACAACAAAAATTATTACTATCCAGGGTTCCACAACAGCGGGAATCACCACAAACACACAATTAACAATTACTCACGCCTTTGATACCAATACTGATAGAGGTATTGCATTTGATTATAATACTGGTGTAGGAACAGCAAATAACAAAACTGGATTCTTTGGTTATATTGATGGTACTAATGTTGGTAGTGCGGCAACTCCAAGATCGTGGACCTATATTCCAGATGCTGCTATCGTTTCAAACGGTGTAGTCACAGGGACAAGAGGTTACCTTGATATTAAAGGTATTTACTATCAAACTGGTGATTTCAACACTCACGGAGTTGTATATTTTGATGCTGATGGGTTACAAACATCAACCAATAATCCAGCATCCCCAACTATAACATCAAAGCAAATTTTGACAGCGATTACTGAAATTAATTTGACATTTGCTAGTTCGGTATCAGTTACAGAAGGAGATTTAATTTTCCAAGAAACAAGCAATGCTTATGGTGTTGTTAAGACAACGGCAAATAGCACTACAATTACTTTAGTTGGTGTTGAAGGAACTTTTACAACGATTAATAATCTATTGAAAAATGGAACCACATTGGCAACGGTTCCATCAACCGTTACCACAATATATACAAATAAACCAACCTGGACTTCAACCTTAGATGGAGGAACATTCTAGTTTATGACAAATCAAAACAGTGAAGTGGATGTGAATGTATTGATTAAACTTTATAATCAAAGATTGGCATCATTGACAAATCAAAATATCTTGTTAGAAGCAAAACTTCAAACACTGACTCAAGACTATTCTACGTTAGAAGAAAAATATAATGAACTATTAATTTCCAACCAATCAGAGGAATAATAAAATGGCAAAACCAGCAAGTAGGCAACAACTAATTGATTACTGTTTAAGAAGGCTGGGTGCCCCTGTATTGGAGATTAACGTTGATGACGACCAAATAGACGATTTGGTGGACGACGCCCTACAGTACTTCCAGGAGCGTCATTTTGACGGTGTTGAAAGAATGTACCTGAAGTACAAATTATCTCAAGCAGATTTGGATAGAGGTAAGGCAAAAGGTACAAATGGTGTTGGAATTGTAACTACAACAGCAACATCCACAAATGTCAGTGGATATGGAACAGTTACTTCAAATTTTTATGAGACTTCTAATTTTATCCAAGTTCCAGATTCAATAATTGGAATTGAAAAAGTTTTTAAATTTGATACCAGTTCAATTTCTGGTGGAATGTTTAGTATTAAGTATCAATTATTTTTAAATGATCTTTATTATTTTAATTCTGTTGAACTACTACAGTATTCTATGGTTAAAACATATCTGGAAGATATTGACTTCTTATTGACCACAGATAAACAGGTTAGATATAACAAAAGACAAGACAGATTGTATTTGGATATTGATTGGGGAGCACAAACTGTAGATACTTTTTTGGTTCTTGATTGTTACAGAATTTTAGATCCAGATACTTATACAAATGTATACAATGATAGTTTTCTAAAAAAATATTTGACGGCATTAATTAAGAGACAATGGGGTCAAAACCTTATTAAGTTTAGGGGAGTAAAACTTCCTGGAGGAATTGAACTTAATGGTAGAGAAATTTATGAGGACGCAGAAAGAGAACTAGAAAGTATTAAACAAGTAATGGCTCTTGAGTATGAGCTTCCACCTTACGATTTTATTGGATAATGGCACTTAATCCCTTCTTCCTTCAAGGATCTCCCAGTGAGCAGAGACTTGTACAAGATCTCATTAATGAGCAATTAACAATCTACGGAGTGGAAGTAACTTACATTCCAAGAAAATTTGTAAGAAAGCAAACTATCATTGAAGAAATTCAATCATCTAAATTTGACGATAATTTTTTAATTGAAGCATATGTCAATACCTATGAAGGATATTCTGGTGCTGGTGATATTCTCACAAAATTTGGAATGAGTTTGAGAGATGAATTAACAATTACAATATCAAAAGAAAGATTTGAAGATTTTATTGCCGCGTTTTTGGCGGCAATGCCAGATGATGAAATTGAATTGGCAAGCAGACCTCGTGAAGGAGATTTGGTCTATTTTCCTTTAGGTCAAAGATTATTTGAAGTTAAGTTTGTAGAGCACGAACAACCTTTTTATCAACTAGGTAAAAGTTATGTTTATGAATTGAAGTGTGAATTGTTTGAATATGAAGATGAGGTTCTTGATACTTCTATTGATGAGATTGATACCACAATTCAGGACACTGGATTTATTACAACACTCAACCTAATTGGGTTAGGTAGAACAGCAACCGCAAATGCCAACTTAAGTGAGACAACTGGTTATATTAGACAAATTTTCTTAAATAATGATGGTAGCGGATACACTGGATCCCCAATTGTTTCAATATCAACAGCACCTTCTGGAGGAATAAATGCTAGCGCAGTTGCGATTACAACAAATAGAGCAGGAGTTTACTCTATAGGGCAAATATTACTAACTAACGCTGGATCAGGATATACATCTGCTCCAACTATCACAATTAGTGGAGGAAATGGAACAGGAGCCGCTGCTACTTGTTCTATAGAATCAAGTGTAAGAGGTGTAATTAGTTTTACAATGACAGACAATGGTGTTGGATATTCAACCGTTCCTTTAGTCACACTTTCTTCTCCAGGAATAGGCACTACTGCGACAGCGGTTGCTATTATTAATTCGGATACTGAAGTTTCTTCTTTAAGATTAACAAATCCAGGAGTTGGATATACTCTCACACCTACTGTCACAATTGCCTCACCGCCACTAATTACTGGTCTAGGAACTTATAGGTTTAATGAAGTGGTAAGAGGATTAACTTCTGGAACAGAAGGAAGGGTAAAATCTTGGGATTCGGATACTAAGGTTCTCAAAGTATCTCTTGTTGGAATTGGAACCACGGTCAGTGGATTTATACCAGGAGAAATCATTGTTGGCACTTCATCAACAATATCCGCAGCGTCAACATCTAATGGATATGCCATTTACACTGTCAAATCTTATGATAATAGAGACATATATGATAAATATGAACAAAACGATGAAATTGAAGAAGAGGCAGATACTTTCTTAGATTTCTCACAATCTAATCCTTTTGGCAATTACTAATGTTAGGAACTTATTTTTATCACGAAATTTTAAGAAGAACGGTTGTTTCCTTTGGAACACTGTTCAACGATATTCACATACGTCATAGAAATTCTAATGATGGTGAAATTAGTGATATGAGGGTTCCTTTAGCTTATGGTCCAATTCAGAAATTTTTAGCAAGAATTGAGCAACAACCAAATCTAAACAAAGCAACTCAAATATCATTACCAAGAATGTCATTTGAGATGAATTCCATTCAATATGATCCAACAAGAAAGGCAGGTGTAACTCAAACCTTTAAGGCATCTGATGGCACAAACTTAAAAAAAGTTTTTATGCCAGTTCCTTACAATATTGGATTTGAACTGAATATTCTTTGTAAATTAAATGATGATGCTCTTCAGATTGTTGAGCAAATTTTACCATTCTTTCAACCAGCATTTAATTTAACGGTTGATCTTATAGACTCAATTGGAGAAAAAAGAGATATTAGCGTTGTTTTAGATAATATATCATTTCAAGACGATTATGAGGGAGACTTTTCAACAAGAAGGGCACTAATTTATACTCTACAATTTACTGCCAAAACTTATATGTTTGGTCCTATTGCTGATACCACTGATGGACTCATTCGTAAGGTTCAGGTTGATTATTATGCCGATACAAATAGAGAGACTGCTAAGAGAGAACTGAGATATACCGCAACACCAAAAGCACTTAAAGATTACAATGATGATAATACTGCTGTTCTAAGAGAACCTCTAACTAAGACAGAAACAAGAATTTCAGTCAGCACTTCTTCCGGTTTAGCAGTTGACAATAGAATCATTATCAATAATGAAATTATGAAGGTAACTGAAATTGTAGATGGAGAAACTATTACTGTTAAGAGAGGATATGATGGAAGCACGGTTACAACTCATCTAGAAAATACTTCTATTGATGTATTGACTCCAGCAGATGATAATCTAATTGACATTGATGACGATTTCGGATTTAATGAGAATAGGTATTCATTCACAGATTCAAGAGATTATAGTCCATCAAGGAACATAGATATTTAATAGTCTGGTGAAATTATGACAAATAAGTTTGAAAAGATTGATCAAGCACTCAATGTTGAGAGTAACATTGTTGCGGTTGAACCTGAATCCGATTTATCTTTAAGTGTTAAAGAATCTAATAATGACATTAAAAAAGACTATGAATATACTCGTGCTAATTTGTATTCTTTAATTGAAAAGGGACAAGAGGCAATCAATGGAATTATGGAACTTGCCGGAGAGGGAGGCAGCCCGAGAGCATATGAAGTTGCTGGACAGTTAATCAAGTCTGTTGGAGATGTTACAGATAAACTTATAGACTTACAGAAAAAATTAAAAGAAGTAGAAGAAGATACTGTGAAAACTACAAATAACGTTACCAACAATGCTTTGTTTGTTGGATCAACTGCCGAGTTATCAAAACTACTCAAACAAGGTTTTCTAAATAATAAAGAGTAATAGAGTTTTTTGATGGGTTGGTCTAAAGAATACAAGAGATCAATAGATTGTGATAGTCCACAAGGATTTTCACAAAAGGCTCATTGTGCTGCTCGTAAAAAAAGAGCAGCAGGACAAGAGACCGAATCAAAGTCTCCATTTTCTGAAGCAAAAGATCAACTGACTTTTACAAAGTTTACACATAAAACAAAGCATTTATCAAAGTCTCAACATCAACTTGATCCGAATCTTGATCTTAAACAGTTAGTTCATCATTCCGTAAAACAGTATGTTGATAGAGATGCTGATGGTGATGTAGATGTTTATGACAACCCAAAGAAAAAAATTCCTGATGAAAATGTTCAGAGTGCCCCAGAAGGAGCACGTGTTGCTTCAAAAAAATTAATTGCCAAACAAAAGGGTGAATTAAAGCACACCAGAGTTGGAATGGCATATGAAGAGACTAAATCTGGAGATGAAGGACTTCGTGATTGGTTTGGAAAATCCAAATCATCCGATGGAAAAGCAGGATGGGTTCAATTAGGTGGTAAATGGGCAGGTAAACCTTGTGCTCGTCAACCAGGACAAACTTCTACACCAAAATGTGGAAGTTCTAAAATGGCAGCAAATTTATCTGACGAAGAAGAAGAAAGAGCAAGAAGAAGAAAAAATAGACAAGATCCAAATCAACCAGAAAAAACTGGTGGTGCTAAACCAACAAATGTAAGAACAGAAGAAATGGATTTACAAGAAGTCAAAGACAAACCAGGTAAAGGCAG